TACGGCGAATTCGCCTCCATGTTTCTGGACGGGCTGTCCATCAAGAATCCCCTGCTGTTTCAGCGGCGCATTCAAGGGTTGGTGTCGTACTTCAAGGGCGCAGACGAGCGCATGCTGCCCCGACGCATTGACGATGAGAAGATGCTGGAGAAGGTTCCAATGTCAGAGGAGCAGTTCACGCATTACCTGCAGCAACGCTGGGTGGAGCTGAAGATGGATTCGCAGAAGGGCAAGAAGTCCATGGACGAGAATCTGGGCAGTTACCGCGTCTTGTCGCGGTTGGCGTGTAACTATGCTGTCCCGGGGGACTTGCGCGTGACGACTGGAGAAGAGCTGTCGGAAGACAAGGTGGCCGACAAGCCCGAGATTTTGGCCAAGCTGAAGGAGAACCCAGAGAAGTACCTGTCGGAGAAGGCACTGGCGACCCTGAGCCCGAAGTTCTTGAAGGTGCTGAAGAACATCCAAGAGTCCATCGGCACAGACTTCCGCAATCAGTTCGTCTACTCGCAGTACCGCGAGCTGGAGGGACTGGGCGTCTTTTCGGCTGTTCTGGAAGCCAATGGATGGCAGGTGTACAAGATTGTCAAGACCAACGGCCAGTGGGTAGAGGGCGAGATGGACCCCGCCAAGCCTGCGTACACCTTCTACACGGGGCAAGAGTCAGCGGAAGAGCGCGAAATGACACGCCAGATCTTCAACGGCAAGTACGAATCCAGCTTTCCTGCGTCCTTGAAGACGAGCGTCCAGGCCCGGGAGAAGAAGCTGTTGTGCCTGCTGATGGCGTCGTCCTCAGGCGCAGAGGGTATCACGCTTGCGAACGTGCGTCACGTGCACATTCTGGAACCGCACTGGACTCCTGCACGCCACGACCAGGTCATTGGTCGGGCTATCCGTATTTGCTCGCACGCAACGCTCCCCGTAGAGGAGAGGACAGTGCGTATTAGCTTTTACGTGGCGGTGTTCACAGACAAGCAGGCCAAGTCCAACGAGTTTCCGAACATCACGCCCATTCGTCGTGCCGACACGGCCATGAAGCGATACGAGGGTGGTGGACCTGTGGAGACCTTCATGTCGGCTGATGAGTACCTCTACGAGATTTCGTTTGAGAAGAACCAAGTGAACCAGAAGATTGGAACCCTGTTGAAGCAAGCCGCCGTGGACTGCGAGATTCACCGCAAGCTGCACGCCAAGGAGAAGCCGGTGATTTCGTGCATGCGCTTTGATAGCACCATCACGGGTGAAGATTTGGCCTTCAAGCCTTCGGTGAAGTCCGAAGACCTTGACGCCACGTACCTGCGAAACATGGAGCGCAAGTCGCGGCGGCTCCAGCGCGTTGTCATCAAGGGTATTCTGTTCCTGATTGACCCGATGACCGCAGAGGTGTTTGACGGGATTGCGTTTGATGACAACCACCGCCTGATTCCTGTGGGCCGCAAGATATCGGAGACACAGATTCGGTGGGTGCTTGAAGGCAGGCCGACCTACGAGGCGAGGTGAAGGTCCTCCAGCCAGCCGTCACAGATCTTCGTCCAGCTCTTGAAGGGGAACGACCGAATGGCTGTCTTGCGCGTATCCAGTGTCTTGATCATGTCGCGCATCTTCATGGCAACGGCGTCAGGATCAAAGGTGGGCGCAGAGAACCCGAGGGGCATGGATCCTGCAAAGTACTGCATACCCGACGGCGGAACAAACACAGCCACGTCGTCGTTCAGAAATGACCGATAGCTGCCCACGTCCGTCACCAACTGCGGCGCCCCCGTGTACAGGTGCTCCAGCTGACACAGACCGAATCCCTCACCATCTGATGTATTGATTCCAATGTCCGTCAGGTTGTATATCTCGTTCATCTGTGCGTCCGACAGCGTGTTCGGAGGCGCCGTGTCCACAATCATGAGTCGGCTGACGAAGGCCTCTGGGGACAGACCCGCGCGCTTCAGCTCAGTGACAAAAACGCGCTGCACATCGTAGAACGCACCGTGTTGGGGGTTCATGGCCGTGGCGACCATCAGATACACGGGCTCCTCGACGAAGGTCAGCAGCTTCACGAACCCCATGATCATCAGGTCCAGACGCTTGCGCTGGCTGTTGCGATTGGCATTGAGGAACACGATCGCATCCGTGGGAATCTTGAGGTTACGGCGAAGAGCCAACCGCTGCTCGCGAGGCATGCACGTAAACTCCGTCGCATCGATACCGTGCTCAATGACACTCGGCACCTTCGAGCCAGGGGCGTATCCTGCATACGTCTCTGCCCACGACTGCGTGAAACAGTAAATGCGGTCGGCACTCTTGTTCATGAGGTCAACCAGTGGCTGGGCAATGCCATGGTACACCTGATCCACGTAAAGCCACAGCTTGAAGGGCGATGTGGACTTGTCGTACTTCATTGCCTCGATAAACTTGCAGATGATGAGCGGGTCATTGTAAATCATGACCACGTCGGGGCGCACCATCTCCAAATACTCCGCAATCTTATTGAACCCGAAGCCCTCCTCACGCGGGTCCTCGTTGGCCGCGGCATCGTACCCCACAACACTGTCAGGAAGCCTGCGGACGTTCTTGCGGTCGGGATGGCGCTGGAAGCCAAAGTGGAACGTCTTGACCTTCGGGGACAAGGACGCTGCCTGGCGCAGGAGATTGTAGGCTACCTTCGCGTAGCCTGTGGTCTGGTCGACGTGAGTACTGACGAGAGCAAGGCGCATTGTGTAATTCTCTCCGCTCTGTATAAATAGAATGCAGGTCAACTCTGCTCAAGATTATCTGACGCGTCACAAGCGTAACATCATCGCCAAGTCGTACACCGCCGACCCGCCGTTCGGCAAGAACAAGGTTCCATCCACGTACCTCAGCCTGAAGGCGAATGCTGCAGCACAGTACCACTTGACCGTGGCGGCTGCGTGTCGTGGAAACAATACGTGCACTCAGCTGGGCGAAACCATTACGTCCTACTGCTGCTCGCAGAGTGGTGGTGTTCTCTATTAAACAATGATGTTCCTTAACTACAAATGCCTGGTGCGCTTCTCCAGTTAGTCGGCGTGGGAGCCCAGAACGAGTTGATTAACGGCAACCCGTCCATGACCCACTTCCGCAGCACCTACAAGCGCCACACGAACTTTGCCATGGAGCATATTCGTGTGGACTTTTCGTCGTCCAATCTCAACTTTGACGTGGCTCAGACACGCAAGTTCTCGGCCCGTATTGACCGCTACGCCCAGTTGCTGAACGATTGCTACGTGGTCCTGACGCTTCCCGACATCTGGTCTCCGCTGGTTCCTATCGCAGTGACTCCGCCTACTGGCTACGATGCTCGGTGCACAGCCGTTGGGTACGAGTTTCAGTGGATTCAGAACATTGGCTACAATCTGATTGACCACATTGAGCTCACAATGAATGGACAGGTTATCCAGACGATTCCTGGCGAGTGGTTGAAGTTGTACTCGCACTTGACGTTCAATGGGACCAAGTTGTCAACCGTTAACCAGATGGTAGGCAATGTACCTGAGATGTACGACCCCGCGAACGCCTTTGACCGCCAAGGACAGTATCCCCACGCAGTCTCGTACGCCACTCCTGCGCGCGACGCAAATGGAACCCTGATTTTCCCAGGCGCGACCATTCCCGAGCCGTCCATTCGCTCTCGTCAGCTGGTGGTGCCCTTGCATTTCTGGTTCTGCGAATCCGTGGGCTCTGCGCTGCCGCTGGTCTCGCTTCAGAACACAGAGGTGTACATCAACGTCACGGTCCGCCCCCTGAACTATCTGTACACGGTGATTGACGTTGTCCCCACGTCCCCCACCTACGGACAACGTATCCGTCCAACGGGGTCGTATCCGTTGAGTCTGTTCCTGACGCCGACGCTGCCGAACGGGTCTCCCACGAATGCGGGCGTCGCGAACTTCAACCCCGACCCGTATCTGGAGTGCAACATCTTCTACCTGAGCGAACAGGAAATGGAGCAGCTCGCGGTTGCCGACCAGAGTTACCTGCTGAAGGAAATCAGCTTCGTGGGGTCGGAGGGACAATATGGCCCGAACACGGACATGCTTCTTCCCATGCGGAACTTGGCGACGCGGGTTACATGGGTCGCAAGACGCTCCGATAGCATTGCGACCAACGCCTGGGACAACTACACGAATTGGCCGGACCCCAAGCGGGCACCGTGGAGTGCGAATACGTCGGATATAGCGACCAGCTTGTACGCATCTGGACAGCAGCAGGTGACATCCGTGTTCCCTAGGGATATTGTGATTGACGGCACCTTGTTGTTCGACGGCAATGAGCGCCTTCAAGTCAAGCCGTCCAAGTACTACTCGCTGCTAGAAACCTACCGCTT